TACCGCTCCCGCTTGGAGAGCAAAAACACATACTCATGCGCCTTGGTCGGACGGTCGGTCACGCTCTCCGGCATCGGGTTTGGTTTCGCCCATATAATATCGCTGCGCAGATACCAGCCATCGGCTTGCAGGGCGAAGGCCACGCGCCAGGGGATGCCAACTAAATCCTTGGGCTTGAGGCCGTCTGAGCCGTTTCTAATTGGCGCTCTATCTCCTCTTCCGACAAAGCCATCAGAAGAACCTTTTGACTCGCTTAATATCTTTCTAGCGTTCCCATAATCTGGAATAGAGTCATGCTTGCCGTTAGGCCCGCTTCCGCCTTTGCCAAAATCTCTCGCGTAACTATCCCCCAAATTAACCCAAACCGTCCCGTCATCCTTGAGCACCCGGCGCACTTCGCCAAACACTTCCACCATGCGCTCGACATATTCCTGCGGTGTTTTTTCCAGGCCGAGTTGGTTGTCCACGCGGGTCGCGCCGCACCGGCCACACGTCAGCCATTCTCTGTAGCCATAGCTTCCGGCGTTTGTGGTTTGCTTTGTTCCGATGGCGTTGCCGCCTTTTACAGATAACGGGACTTTGTGATCGCACACATCGTCCCCACCTGCCCATTTCGCCGTGCCATAATCCCGCAAGCCCCAATAGGGCGGCGATGTCACCACGCATTGAACGGACTGATCCACGAGCGACCCAAGCACCGTGAGCGCATCGCCGTGGTAAATGTTGACTGAATTGTCGGTGTAGTACGGCGTCACGCGCTCACCCGCGCCACAAACGGCGGCTCGTACTCGGCGGAGTAATCCCGTGGCCCCAACGGCGGCATACCCTTGGAGCGGCGGTCGATGTTTAGCTGCATTTCGATCAGCTTTAGCGTGGAAATCATCTGACGGCGGAGGTCCATCAGGTCTTTAATGTGTGGATCAACCATTGGTGGGTATCCCCCAATACTCGCATTTAGCACAAAGCGGGTTGGCCAAGTCGCGCCGGCCGTTAATGTGGTGCGCCATCATGGCTTTTCGCTTTTCGCCGTTCCAGAGGGAGTCGAGAGTCGAATCACAGAGGCTGCCAATAAGTCCGTGATTGCCCACATCAAGACGGTTGCAGACAAAAAAGTTACCCCGCCAATCAACGCTAGGGTGAGATAAAAAGTCCAGACAGATCCCAACTTCAGGGATAAGAGGAACTGATCGCTTGTACTTAAAATCACCACCAGGATGATGGATGCTCCGATGGAGTATCGGTACTCCCAACGCTTCAAGTGTCGCAAGACGGTCAGCATCCATATCGCCCACGATCTTGACGTTAACATTGGGCTTGCGCTCTCCTTTGAGCTTGAGAAACCCGCGTAGCTGGTCGAGCTGCTCATCTCCATCCGGGTCATTATCGAAGGCAGAGACCGTGAGAGATTCGCAATGGCCCACGATCGCCCCGGCCCTTTCAACCAAGTTTTTTCCGTTGGTGACAATTGATCGGATATGTCCACAAAATAATCGAAGCGCTTGTTCCAATCTTGGATAAATCGTTGGCTCTCCATCTCTATGAAACTGGACAATAATTCCTCTAGGGATTTGCCCTGCGAGCGATTCGAGTAACCCAAAGTCGGCGTCGCCATATTCAAGCCCGGTGTTTATTCGGATATTCTGGTGGCCGCAGAAGTAGCAAGATTTATTACATGAGCTAGTTAATTCAATGTTGATTTGTGATAAACCAGTTAGCATAGCTAAAGTATGGGCGACTCGTCGCAAACGAGGGCATTAAACATTTTCATCCCAAGCCCTCGCCTGCTCCCGCCATTCTAAATCCACCGCCTCTTCCCACTTCGATGACAGCAACTCGGTCATGGGGCCTACTTTGCCTTTGCCGATAAGCTGCCCGTTGATTGATGTACACGGGAAAACACACCAGGGTGTCGCCGTGAAGAAACACTCCTCTGCCGTGATGGCGTCAAAGACTTCAATGTCCCTTTCGCGATAGTCAATTCCATTTTGTCGGGCGAGCTGCAAAACAAAGTTGCGCGAAATTCCACGCAGGCAGTTATGGGGTGGCGGCGTAATGAGGCGATCTCTCTTGACGATAAAGAAATTGGCGCCCGTAGATTCTGTGATAAACCCGTTATCGTCAATGAGCAGCGGCCAGGCATCAGGGTCGCTCCTTTTCGCTTCGAGTTCCGCCATGCGACTCGACATGCGGCTGTGATGTTTGACTTTGTTTTCCAGATACCGGCTCGGGATCGCGCGCTGACTGGTCACGACGGCGGGCCGGCCAGTTTGGTAAAACCTGCTTTGCCCACGAAGGACCCAGCGTAAAGGGTAAACGGTGATCGTGACGATTGGTTGGCATGACAATATCTCCGAGTAGATGGGCAGCGGCCCGCGGCTGACGTTTATAAACGTGCGATACTCGTCGTCGGCTAAGAACTCTCTCCGGTTTGCGTTGATTAAATCTCCGTGCGCCGCCCTAAGTTGGTAAAAGTTATAGTCACAGGGGATGCCGGTAAACTTGATGGAGTCCATGAGACGGTGCAGGTGTGCATCGAGCTTAAAAGGAACTTTTCCGAATGATCGGACCATCTCAAACACACTGTCGCCGTATAGGCTTCCTGAGTCATAGAGGCTTTGGGTGGCTTCGGACTCGTCGAGGTAAATTCCATTGCGCCAGATTCTCCTCAAGTTTTTTTAGTCCAATGCTCTTGTAGGGCTATTGCTACCAACAACTCGGCAATGTGAAAATTGTTGTCACCAAAATAATTATAAATCGTTTCGATGTACTCAAAATCTTCCTGCGTGTTCACATCAAGCCGCAACCCCGGCCGCCACCAATCCTTAGGGCACGGCGGCACAATCACATTGTGGGTATTGTGATAGTATTTATGCGGGTGCTCGCGAAGTTCCGGCTTGCTCACCTCAAAGTTTAGAAACTCCAGCATTTTCATGTTATACAATTCGGCGCCAATACCGTCGGGCCAGCCGAAATCTTTTCCCGCCACCCGGTAATCGCCGGCATTAGTGACAAGCGCATTGTCGACGCCGAGATTGCCGTGCTCGATCAGCAAGTCGATGGCTTCGGGCTCGATACAGGGGTTGTCGGCGCAGATGCGGACGATGAGATCGGCTTTGAAGTCACGCGCGCAAGTAAAGTAACGCTTGGCTAAATCGGCATCGGCGATATCATAGGGCCGGCCACAAAATGAGTTCGCAAGAGCGACTGAAGCAGTAACAAGCAATACGTTATCTTCCGGCGCACCCGGTATCGCCACAACAACATCATCCAGCCGCTTGGCCCGCTTCACCCGCTCGATGACATGCTGCAACATGGGTTTGCCGAGTAGTTCGATGCTGCCCTTGTTGGGCAGGCGGTCGTTGCCGTTTCTTGCTTGGATAATTCCTACAGTTCTCATTTGAATCGCCTCAACTTTTCTAATATCGGCAGCTCGCTGTCGATCATGCCGATGGTGCCGTCGCCGCGGGCCACTTCAAAATCTCTGATTTCTTGCACCAGCTTTTTAAACGCCGCCGGTTCCAGCGACGCCGCTTGATCTGATCCGTAGCAAGCGCGGTCAAGGGTCAGGTGCGCTTCAATTATCTTGGCCCCCATAACTGCGGCCGCAAATGCCGGCCATGGGCTGACGGCGTGGTGGCTCCAGCCGATGGGAGTATCGGGATAATCATGTTGCATGGCATTGATGCGCGATAGCCGCAACTCGTCAAGCTGGCTCGGATACGTCGCCGTCGTAACTAGCAAGGCAATATTTTCAAAGTTGAAAGTAGAGGCGGCCGTAGCAATTTGCTCTGGCGTAGACATTCCGGTGGAAATGATTGTTGGCTTTCTCGTAGCCTGAATCGCTTTTAACAAAGCCATATCCGTCACGCACGCGCTCGCCACCTTGTAAAACGGCACATCGCATTCTTCTAAAAACTCTACCGACCCAATATCCCACGGGGATGCGAACCATGTGATTCCTTTTTTGTGGCAGTAGTAATTGATGACGTCATAATCTTTAGCGCCAAATTCCAATCCGCGTTTAAGATCGCCATTCGTTTTGCCGAAAGGGCTTTCGCGCGGGCGCGCGAGTTCCTCCGCTGTGTAGACGACATCGACGGTGCGCTTTTGGAATTTGACGGCGTTGGCCCCTGCGTCGATTGCCGCATCAATAAGTTTCTTCGCCGTTTCGAGCGAGCCATTATGGTTAATACCCAGCTCTGCCACGATATAACACGGCTTATCCTCACCCCAGGGCACATCAGTCATACTCCACCGTTTCACTGTCGAGATTGGTAACACGGGCCAGCGCGATCAATTCGGTAAGGTGCTTTCTGGCCTCGCCCTTGTCGCGCCCCATGCCGGTGAGTGCTTCGCCGCCGTAAGTCGCCGCCGCCGTCCACATGAACCTGCCTTCGAGCGGGAGAGTCGTCCGCGTGTAAGTAAAGACTACGGCCGCCATTAAGGTGTACTCCTATTCTTCCGGCAATCTTCGCAATCAAGATGATAATTGAGAAACGTGTCATACAGAATCGACAAGTTGCGATTTAATGATTCGATCGATCCAATGCGGCCGGTTTCGGTTGTGACCAAATGCTGATGCTTGTCGGGTCCATCGCCGGAACCAAAACCAATCGTCAGCTTGAAGTTTTCGCAGTTGTCGTCGATAGGCTTTAATTGCAACTCGGTAAAATACAACATTTACGCCACCCGCCAGTCGGTCGCCGCCTTTTGCCGGCTGTAATTGCCTTTGCTTTTCATCCTCCGCATGGTCTCCACGCCGAAATACTCGCTCATGGCCAGGGTATCGCCCCGGTTGGGCGACTCCACGCCCCTTTTGATCATGTCGCGCTTGGATTCAATCTTGATGACGCCTTTTTGCTCATAGGTCTTCTGGTCCAGGCGCACCGCCATCAACTCATCTATTAAGAGAGGATCGTCGGGGATGGAAATGGTGCCGTGCTCGAACTCTTCTTTGAGATTCCACCAGAGTTCGTCACGCATACGGTAAAACCGCTGATCGTCGGTGGGCAACTCAGTCACGTTCACATCGATGACCAGCACGTCACGGCAGCGCTGGCGCAAATTCCCGGCAATGCCCCAGCCGACGCCGATGGGGTCGATCAGCACCAAAGAGGGCTGGTAGGTAAATATCTGGCTCATCAGCCAGTTGGTCAGGATTTCCGAGTTGGTCGTGTTGTACGGCTTGATTTCGAGGATGCAGGGACCGCGGCGCCGAGTAAGTACAGATTCATCTCCTCCGGCACCCACGTCGATGATAATAAACTCTTCGTCGGTATCAAGAGGCTCAATGTCCCGACCGACAGCATTATAAACCCATTCGGGATCGAGAAGGGTGAGTTCATCCATCTTAGGGGGGAGTCCAAGGACTCGTATTCGGTATGTGTTAGAATCTCGTCCATACTTTTTCGCCATGTACTCGATATGGTCTTTAGAGACGATCTCGCTTTCTTCCGCGTTCCAGCGGAGCGCGCACCAGGAGTCGCGGTTTTTGGTTTGCGAGTCGATGGCATAGCCTTTGGCCCTCGTGGGGTTAAAAATCAGATTCACCAGATTGAGTTTGCCGGTGAGCGTGCCTTCGAGCGGCTTAAACACCGGGTCGGCCACGCCCGAGGCCTCGGTGACGGGGATGAGCATGTAATCTTCGTGCAGGCCGGCCAGGGTTTCCGCCTGCTCGTCGAGCGAGTCCTTAGGGTTGGCCGTGCGGGCAATCATAAACCAGCGCTTACCCTCAGCTTCCTTGAAATAGATCTTATCGGTCTGAATCTCGAACCACTCGCGAATAGGCGAGTATTGAATCCACTTCTGCATCTCGGACCAGACGATATCCCTCAACTGATGGGCCGAGGGCGCCGTGGTGGGAATCTTGGCAAAGGCAAAACAAGTCAAAAACTTCCAGCAAATCCAGGCGTTCACCGCGTCCTTGCCGGTGCCCTGGCCGCTCATAATGGATAAACCGATCTTTTTCGAGTAGTAAAGCTCGGTTTCGTTCATCTCGTCGCCGTACCATGCCTTAGTTTTGGCAATCACGAGCCGGTCAAACTCCAGCATGGCCTCCATCTGCTGGGCGGAAGGCGATGGGGCGATATCGGGCTTGGCCCGCATACAATCGGTGACGAATTTAGGGGTGGAGACGCGCCAGGACGTGATTAAGTCGGTTTCTTTGCTCACCGGCCACCGAAATACTTAATAAGCGCCTTTTTACGCGGCTTTTTATCCGGGCCGCGGCCCTTCTTGGCGGTCATGGCCGGCGCCACGGTGGTTTTTACCGGGGGTGCCAACTCTTTGGGGGATTTAAAGGTCATCATGTCTCCATAATATGAACGCCAGTAGCCTAAAATTAAAAATTAACCATTGTCGGGATGCTTGCCGAGACAATTTAGCGCGGCGAGCATCCCTTTTTTTGTTATAGGATAATTGAATGTATCTAACTCGACCTCAAAGCTCTCGTCATCTATATTGCCTTTCGCAGCCGTGTGCCAAGCTTTCGCAGCCTCGCGTCCGTTGCCGAAATATTCATAGCACTGATGGCCGTCTTTGTTCCGATAACTATTCCGGTAGATTCGCATTTCAGGTTGGCGCAGCCCCGCGTGGCCCAGCATTTGAGTTTGGTATCCGCTATTAAACTCGACTCACTCCATAATATGAACGCCAGTAGTAACGAGACTGCCTAGTATGAGGTATTGCCACCCCCACCTATCCATTTCAGGTTGGCGCAGCCCCGCGTGGCCCAGCATTTGAGTTTGGTATCCGCTATTAAACTCGACTCACTCCATTTCCAGGGGCACGTCACGCCATTCCGCAGGTGTCAGGTGGTTCTCGTCA